ATTGTGTCAAGATGCAAGTATACTTATAGATTTAATACTTGATGGTACTGACGTTCACCCCAACTTAAAAGCCGCAGTCAAGGCTAACCAAGTTGCTAAAATTTACCCGGCGCTCGCTTCGGCGATGGAAGAATCAAAGTCACTGCTAAGTATTCCTGTTGAGGATAAGCTGATCCGACCAGGCAAACTAGCGGAATTATATGAAGCTAGAACCGGGGTAAAATTGTCAGCGCAAAAGATGAACTCATTACTAGAGGAAAAGGGCTTACAGGTCAAAAACACCGCTAACAATAATCCTCTGTGGGTAGCCACAGAGGAAGGAAAACAATATTCTCAAATAGTTTTAGATACTGCAAAGGGACATAACAAAACCGTCCAGTCGCTACAGTGGTATCCATCAGTAGTTGATGTGATTTAATTAGTCAAAAACGAAACCCCCTGGATTAGTGCTAATCCGGGGGGTTTAAAATTAAATAGACATGAGAAACTTGCGCGGTGGTCTTCTCAAGGTGAGCCATTCTTGACGATAAGCAACTTTCAAGGGTCGCCAGTCTATATTAGTAATCTTCCTATCTTTCAGTTTCCTGATGACCTTCCAGTCAACATAATCTACTCCTAATTGTTCAGACGCATATCTGACCAAGGAATCTTGAGACCAGGTTTTGACTTCTGTAACGTCAATGGTAATAAATTCAGATTGGTTGGTTTCAAATTCAATGAACATTTGTGTCTCCTTTGTTTTCTGTGTATGTAGTTATTATAGTCTATCTTTTATTTATTGTCAATAGATTTTTAAAATAATTTTAAATATTAAAAAACCCTTGTTAATCAAGGGTTGTAGGTTTAATTTAAGCAAGTCCGTATAATCTTTGAACGTCTTTATTAATTGTGGAATCAATTAATTCTTTGGTGATATCGTTACCAGTCATGAACCCTGGATCATTCTGCATCTTTTTAATCTCGCGGTTCATTTTAGCCATATTGGCAGGGTTATTATACCAATCTTTTCTAGTTTTCACTTGTTTAGCTGTTTCCAGTTTTTGAATAGCGTTAGGGGTGTAAACTTTGGTGATTTTAGCTAACTCTTCCGGTGTTAGCAGGAATTTTACAGCATCAATGAACGCTACAAACTCTGATTCTTCTAACCAACCCAGACCATCTGTAATATCGCTATAAGTTTTAATAATTTTTTTTAGTTCTGATGTTGATTTGGTTTTTCTATTTACTAATGTAAATACTACTGTTACTGATTTCTTGGTGGTTTTTGTAATTGCGTAAGTGTTCATTTGTTTTGTCTCCCTTGTTTTTTGCTTATGTAATTACTATAGTCTATTCTACTATTTATTGTCAAGTAGTTTGTGTACTGAACTTTTAAAAATATCTTTGTGTAGCTATTTTACGGTTGGGTACTTGAGCGATCGCTGTAGTACCTGTTGATATCAGATTAAAATATCAGATTCAAGTACCATTTTTAATTTACGTATTTGAACATAAAAGAACCGCTTAGACTTTCATCTAAGCGGTTACAAGTTATTTAAAGTAGTTTATATATTAATTAAATTTCTTTCAAAACTATTGTATATTCTTCCCAGCCGTCTTTCTCAATAGAAAGAACTTCAAAGCCAGTCAAAGGTAAGAACAATACCTCTCGTTCTTCAGGGTATTCAGAGAACTTAGAAATATCTCTCCCGGTTTTAGACTCAATCACAAGGGTAATCGATCTGTTGTCTGTTCTGGAGAATGGTACACCCAAGCAGTTGAATTTCTGAGCTATGACTTGGCTTTTGGATGTGGACATAAAGCCCATATCTCTATAAACTCTACCCACTTTAAAGGTTGTTGATATTTCTGACTTGTGAAGGGTTAAGCCACGATAGACTGTTCCTTTAAAGCATTTAACATTTTGTAAATCTTCAATTATTTGTTCTACTGACTCATGATTTTTCCCGTATCTTAAAACCCGGTTAATTGCACTGTAATCTTGTTGAGTATACTGGTTTAATGTTGTAGTCATTGTCTGTCTCCCTTGTTTCCTGTGTATGTAATTACTATAGTCTATTCTACTATTTGTTGTCAAGTATTTGTGTACTGAACTTTTACAAATATCTTTGTGTAGCTATTTTACGGTTAAGTACTTGAGCGATCGCTGTAGTACCTGTTGACATCAACTCAACATCAACTACCATTTTTAATTTCTTAAATATTCAGCACGTAAGTAACCATTACCATTCTCGGTAACTGTTAAGCAGTTATTTTTATATTCATAAGGTAAAGTACATGGCGTGTGAAACCCAAACTTGTTTATGGTGACAACTTTGTTGTTATCTATGGGCATGATTGGACCAATTCCTAGGATTATTTTATCTTTGGTATTAGAACTGATTGTGATTAACCCACTAGTTAAATGCTCCCAAGAAATACTTATATCATAATTAGTCTTGGCTTTTTTTGTCTTTTTGGGTGTCGGTATACTTTTGAGTGCATTTACTAAATATTTAATATTAACTGTAGTGCTAATATCTTCAGTGTTTCCGATATTGCATCCAGTTACAAAACTTTCAGTATTTTCAGCTTCAATTAATATTTGACCATTCTTAGTAGTCAAGAAGCAAAATTCTTTAAATTTGCTTAGTATTTCTAGTTCTTTTAATAGTGGCTGTTTGTCCACTAACATAATGTTATTTGATATTTTCCAGTGAAAAGAACTGAGATTGTTAATATTATTGATTAAGTTTTGAACCACTGTAGTACCGTCAGATAAACAAAATTTAATCAGATTGTTTTCCTGATCAATGTGTAAAGCTAAAAGCCCTGATTCAGGTAAATATTTAACAATATCAGGAGACACGATAAACTCGGTTTTGTCTCCTAACATCACTGTTGAGAATTTGCCAATAAAATGACCGTTACATCCGACTACTACTGAATTTAATTTGTCGGCACGAACGTGAATACCCGTCAAAGAAATTTTACTTGTATCTTTGCTGACGAATTTACTAGCTTGTTTTAAAACAGTAATAAAATCAGGACTATTAACTATTACTTGTTGAGTATATTTTGACTCTGTTATTAGTTCCTTGTCTTCTAAAAGGCCAAAACTAAATTTACCTTTGTATCCATACTCAATTATTAGTTTTTCATTAAAAGTAATTGATACTTCTTCATCTGGTAGCAACTTGACAAATTTATTTAATAATTCCAGCCATACAGTTACTTGTGCTTGTACTTGCATAGGATTGTTGATTTGAATTTTTTTAGACAAGAATACTTGACTGTCTTTACATATTAAGTTTAATTGGTTGTCAGCTACTACTAAATTTACTTCTTTAGCCCCTGTCTTAGCCAAAGATGCAAGAGCATTACTAAAAGCCATAGAATTAAGTTTAATTTTCAATGTAGGCTGTACTGGACTCGGAATATTTGCTTTTTCTAATAATTCTAGTTGGTTTTCTAACTGGATTAACTGGTCAACGTAACTTTTTATTTTAAATTCTGTAATTAGTTTTAGTGTGGCATTTATCTGGTTTTTCAAAACATTAATTTGATACATAATCTTTGTCTCCCTTGTTTCCTGTGTATGTAATTACTATAGTCTATTCTACTATTTATTGTCAAGTAGTTTATGTACTGAACTTTTAAAAGATTTTCTTGTGTAGTCAAGTTTACGGTTGGGCGTTGAGCGATCGCTGTCCAGTTGCACCCCAATAATCCCCAATCTCTTGTAAATCAAGGGTTTTCAGAATTTAAAAAATATCTTCTAAAACCTATTGATAGAATATAGCCTATCAAGTAATATGGTAATATAGTTACACACACAAAACCAGGAAAAAGTATGAAGTATAGATGGAGAGACGGTAAAGCCCAAGCAGTTGCTTACGTACCCGCGTTAGGCAAATGTGTAGTTGTTAAAGAAGCTAACAGCATTCATGACTTATATGGCTATGGCGGCGATGAAGACGGTGATGAAGATGACGACACAGATGAAGATGACGACACAGATGAAGATTAAACCATAAAGCAATCAAAACCCTCTTGATAGTCAAGAGGGTTTTTTAACATTAATTTTTAATTTCCGCAACCGTTGATAATTTCGCTTTAAGCGGGCTGTAAACTCAGCGGTATTATGATTCTTCCATTCTGGATTTATAAGGTCAATAATCCAATTTTTGGGACTATGACAGACAGTTTTATGACAGTTTCTACAGACTGGGAAAATATTAATCCCATATCTGTCTCCTGACTTCCTGTAACTAGAGTGATGGACTTGTTCAGACTTATTGATCATGCACACACAACAAATCCCATGGGTTCTTATATGTGCGTTGCGGCACTTTTTTTTATGCTTTTTGGCATTACTTCCATATCGAACTTGGTAGTTAGTCATTGTGACAAATAGATAACTACTACCAATGATAATAAAAAACCCGCTTAGATTAAAGTTTAAGCAGGTGTAGTTTATTTAATTTGTCCCTGAGCAATCGTGCCAAAGAACAAAAAGCCATAAAAATTGCCTGTTTAAATTTAATTTAAACAGGCTCAATCATGCCAAATGCTGATTATCTCGTTATTCAATCGTGCCAACCGTTCTTGGGGTTTTTGAACGGTATTCATTGAACTTATTGCCCTGTAAAGGTTTTAGCCAGGGACAAGTAATTGGCACGATTAAAAAGGGATGTCGTCAGGGTCGCCTGACTCCTCGTATGCACCCCAATAGTAGTCATGGAGTTCTTGAACGTTTTTGATATACTCAGAATAGAGAACTGGGAGTGAAATATTTATTTGAGATATTTCCCAGGTAAATTCTATACGCCCACATCTAAAGCTAGAACCTTGGATGATTTCAACTTTAAATACAGGTAGCTTGACGCTACTCAACCGTTTCCAGTAAAATTGGAAGTTCAGTTCACATAAATTAAATAGGTCTGTCATTGCTTTTGTCTCCTGTTTTTTCCTTATGTACTTAATATAGTCTATCTTTTATTTATTGTCAACAGGTTTATGTACTGAACTTTAGTAATTTCTATTTATACTTAAATTACATATTTAAACATAAAAAAACCGCTTAGACAAAACGACTAAGCGGTTAATAATTAAAGATGCTTGGATTGACTTTCTGCTAAAGCAGCCACCCTGACTGCTCTAAGTTGTTGTCCACAGAGCCAACCGTCTTTCAACGGTGACTCTTCTTTGGGGCAGGATGCCCCAGTATTGAACAATTCAATACCTTGGTTAAACAATTTTAAGTGTCTGGCGTGAGCCTTGTGGTTCTCCAGTGCTTGTATTTCCATTACTTGTATTTCCATTACTTAATTACTTTTTCTCCCACTTAATTAAACACCCATAGTATTCAGGGTGACTTTCTAGAAAATCATCTTTGAGAGCGATCGCACTCATCAAATCTTCAGTAATCCAGGGACTACAGAAGATTATCTTGCTGGTTTTATGTTGACCTTTTAATTTAAACCTGTACATTCCTGTTTTTTTGTTTATATATATAGACTATCTTACTATTTATTTATTGTCAACAGGTTTATGTACTGAACTTTAATAATTTCTATTTATACTTAAAGTACATAATTCCTAGGCACGTTGACAAGGTTTAATAGATAGACTATGTTAATAATTACAAATCAAAAGGAAGACAATATGACTTACCATCCAGAAACTCAAGCCCGCTACAACGCTACCGAAAAAGGTAAAGCGCGTAAACGTAAGTGGGCTGCCGGCATGACAGAAGAACAGAAGGAAAAGCAGCGTCAAGCTAAACGTGAATGGGCAGAAAACATGACTGAAGAACAGAAGGAAAAGCAGCGTCAAGCTAATCGTGAGTGGGCTGCTAACATGACAGAGGATCAATTAATAAAGCAGCGTGAGTCTAGGCAAAGATGGTTAGACAATATGACTGAAGAACAGCGCGAGAAGCAACGGGAATATATGCGTGAGTACAGCAGAAAAAGACGATTAAAAAAGCTACAGAACAAGGAAGATACTAAGCAAACGGATTGTTGATTTTTCCGCCCACAAAAGTGCTTCGAGGTGCTGAGTTGCCCAATTCACTAAAAGCACCATCGGCACTGTCTACAATGTCATTGGTGAGGGGTTTCTTACTTCCATCAAATTCATGTATTGCAGCGAGAAACTGGTCGTTCCAAGCACCCCTAAGTAGTTTGACTTTTCCCTGTTTGGCTGCGATCGCCATGGGTAAGGCACGGGTCACTTTATCCCCCAATGGTTTAATTCCTTTAGCATCAAATTGTGCTAATTGACGCTTTAGCGAAACTTCATAACGTTTACCAGCACTACCACCTTCTAATTCCCACCTGATTTTACAATCTGGGCCATCCTGGTAAGCTATTTTGACTACTGATAAGTCGCCTTCTTCTGCTGATACCTGTTCCCAGTGACAGTCAAGGATGTAGTACGTGCCTTGATGTAATTTAATTTTGGTACGTACACTATAAAAACTAGACTTGGTGGCAACATCAGCGGCGGTGGCTGCAAAGTCCCAAAATGCCACAGTTGTACCACCACTGGGAACTGCATTAACAATCTCAAACCACTGACGATTAAAGATGGTCCCTGATTCATATTTAATTTTCCAGTTGCCTTTAAGTAGTCGCTCCATCTCTACAGGGTGCAACGATAATAGATTTTGTAAGTATTGGGGGTTGGTTTCTATTAGTGCTGGGTTGTCATAAACTGTACCTTTAATAAAACTAAAGCTTTTAGGTGGTGCTATTTCCGCTAAGTCAGGAAACTTGTCCATGAGTTCATCTTCAGTATCACCCCAGTGCAATTCTCCATTAATCCGATAGAAATAACGGATAATTCCTGACCGTTCCTCTATGGGGTATCCTGTGTTTTGATCAATGTACCAACTAATCATTTTGGCTACCCATGAATCAGCATCAGGGTTACAAGTTGCATCTATGCGAGGCTTGACCCCACAGGCGGAACGATTACGGGAAAAGAGAAACCAGAATTGACGCTCGGTAAACTTAGTCAGTTCATCAAAACCGATATGGCATATCTGCGAACCAGGGTACTTGTCTTCTACATCTTTCTCATACTGAGCATGACCAAAACTAATCGCGCTACCATTGGGAAATGTCCAGTCAAGCTGGTACTCACGGGCTATTGAGTTTTTAATCTGTTTATATAAACTCCTAGACTCATCCCATAAACCACCTTCATTAGTTATTTCCGGTCTAGTTCTTCTGAAGATTACTGAACCATAACCAGGCACGTTTAAATATTTAGCCGCTTTTAGTAACATAGCATAACTTTTTCCACTGCCGGCTGCACCCCCATATATGCAGACATCAGCGTAGTTGTCATAAAATAGTTCTTGCGCTCCGGGCTGAGGGTCTGGCAGATCAATCTGAACTATTTGGTTTCTGGATGACCTGGTTTTAGTGGACTCCCTGACTTTAATGATGTTTTTAGGATTAAGTTTGTTCATGATTTTTATATGCACAAAAAAACCCACTGTTAATAGTGGGTTAAATGGGTTAAAGGATGAGAAAGCTAAATCTATTATGTATTATGGCATCATTATTTGCCATAAAAGTTCATTTCTTGCTTCTATATATTCAACAGCAGAGAGGTATTTCTCTTCTGTTGAAAACATCTTTTGATTAATCTCAAATGCAGATAACAAAGTGTTCATCTGCTTGTCTGATAAATTCCATTTGACTTTAAAGTCAGCGTCTAACTGACTTAATTGTATTTTCTTTTTATACTTAGCTAATTTTTCATTAGCTAAGTTATTGACTTCTTTTTGTGTAATAGTCCGACCATCATACTGACAATTAACTGCATTTGCATTTATCTCTTGCTGCCATAATTCAGCTTCTACTTCTGAAATAAGTATTTCCCATACTTCTGGGGAATCAATGTTCTCCAGAATAAATCTTTCTTTAGTGGTATTTTCATCTTGGCGACGTTTAATTTCGTCTTTAAACTGTTTCTTCAGTTTCGGCGATTCTAGCTTGTTAGAACCCCATTCCAAATACTCTAAAGGAACATTTTTAATGTCTTGTCCCTTGTGTTTGCCAAATGTTAAAGTATTCATTGCTTTTGTCTCCTGTTTTTTCCTTATGTACTTAATATAGTCTATCTTATTATTTATATATCGTCAATAAATTTTTGTACTGAATTTTCATACAATAAAAAACTACTAAATAAAGAAGATTTACTTAGTAGTTTGTAAAGGTGCATCTTAATATATTATAACATAAATATTCTTGTCAAGCTTGAAAGCGTTGAAAAATAAGGGCTTAAATATTTGGTTACATTATCTTATTAATAGATAATAACTATCTTTTTGGAATTAAATTCTCTTGATATAAATGTTTGCCAGTAAGATACTGTAGTTAAATATTGAGAATTTATTAAAAGTACAGCAAATAACCAGCCAATTAGCTTGACAGGGATAAAAAACTATGTTACACTAAAGGTGTGATGGTTACAAAAACAAAAACGCTGTAACGGTTTGATGTCTGTCAACCGCTACAGCGTTGGGAAATAAGGTTTAAAGATACACATAATTAAACATAATTAAATGGTAACTCATGGTTTATGGAAAATCAAGTAGTAGAAACAATTTTAACGGAACAGGAAGTAGCGGAAATTCGGGAGTTGGCTTATGCGATCGCCAATGACCTGACTGACCGGGTTTTATTCACTCACATGGGTATTCTCAACGCCTTAATGTGGCGGGCTGCTGTTGATTACGGAGTCAATGCCAAGAATATGGATTTGGACAACTGGAAGAATCTGCTGCTTTGCAGTAAGGACCAGAATGTGAATATCATGGTCGCTCACAAATACTTAGAAGATTATTTGACAAGCAACTGGAAAGGTGCGTTTTATAATAAAACCACTTTAAGAACTTACCGTAAACTCCATATCCAGTGGGGTTTGTTCTGGTTTGATATTGATTCCCGTCCCAAGGGCGCGGCTTGGGGTGTGGCTAATGGTGTGGAAGGACAAGGTACGGCTACCCCCCCGCTCTTAGAACGGGTTGATATTCCCAAGATCCTGATTTTCTATCAGGTGTTCGATCAGGTCCGCAGGGACAGGATTAACTGGAAGTTAAGACATTCAGAGAATGTTTCCAGTTTTGAGTGTATGCCAGATCACGGTGGCATGATGATGGTTCAGTTCTATAATGCCTTATTTCATGTTACTGGCGACTTTCGTGGCAATTGTCATGGACATGGTGATGTGATTATTGAAACGCTAAGTGATGATGGTGAGATTGTTGAACCAACCCCAGTTTTTAAAGTCATTATCTGGAAGTGGACCAGACGTAAAGGCTTGTTTAGGATGGTTTGGGAACGTATGCTACTCAAAGCAGGACAAATAGCCCAACAAGCTATATCACTTACGTCTAAGCTAGTCGATAAACCACTAGGAAGTATAGTAGAAGTACCCTACTAATACTTCTACTATTTTCAGTGAAATAAAATATTTTTAATTGTGTCTAGGTAAGTTAATGTGATTTACCTAAGTTTTCAGTTGTGTTCATCAAATAGTTTAGACGCTTCATAAAAACGCTGGACTCTTTTTTGCTGTTTAAAGCCTTCTAATATTTTATTTAAGCGTCTTGTGATTTCGTTAGCAATGTGTTGATTTTCTTTGAAGCTATAATCTTCATAGTTGCAATCAGAGTTAATGGCAATGTTTCGTGTTGCTGATGCTTCTTTGCTGTTATTAAGTATTTTGTATAGCATTGCTGTACGTTTAAGGGTTACATCTGTATTTAAGAAACTTTCTGCTGGTATCTCAGTATTTTTGTTCATATTTCCTCTTTAGATTATAATATAGTCAAGTGCGTGAATTTAGCGGAATCAGTGGAATTATAGCCACTGATTTTTTTGTGTGCTATAATTATGAAAATAGAACCCCTTGTTACTATCAAGTCGGTCCAGTGATCACTTCAACATCACTGGATTTTTTTATGTGCTACAATCGTAATGAGCATACCTGGTTACGTGAATCTAGCGATCGCCTCAATGTCGCTAGATTTTTTCTTGTCAATATACGTTTTTTGGGAGTAAAGATTGAATAGGGAGATTTAAAGCATTGGCAATTGATTCAATCTCACTAAATGCTATGGTCTGTCTTCTGCCGTCCCGTTCTTTGAACAAGTCTTCTATGGCAATTATTACGTTGACGGATTTATCAATTTTTGCTGCTAGTTGTTTCCTAGACATTCCTGCTTTCTCACGAGCTATATAAATTAAGATTCCTATTTTCCCTTCTGTGGACAAGGTTTCAAAGCTATTTGGTTCTACAATCATGACTGATATATTATTATTTACACCACTAATAATATATCAAAGAAAACCGCTGATTCCCGCTTTTTTCGCAGATTTAATTAAGTCAAAAATTAGTTTAACGGTTAAACTAAAAGCAGTTTTAAATGTTTTAGTTATGCCAAATACAACTAAAAATAAAACTATCTTAACTAAGGTTTTAAGTTCTGATTTGCTATTAAATCGGGACGCAAGAACTTTAGGATTCTCGTTTTCTTCTAAGAGTAATATCTGTGAAAGATATTCTCTCTATGGTGATTTACCTGAAGGTGCTAGTGTCGTTTTTGATGAACAATTATCCCACGATGCTCGTAGCTGGGACTTGACAAGGGTTACTAATAAAACTTGTCCTTTTCTCAAAAATCATGCACGTGGTCAAAAAATCGGCATTGTTACTGAAGTCGGCTTGGACGGCGATCGCGGCATGGCAACTGTGAAGCTGTCTAGGAACGCTTTAGCAGAACAATTCATGTCTGACATTGAAGATGGTACTTCTGGAGGTATCAGCTTTGGATATACCGTAGAGGAATACCGTGTTATCACCCCGGCAGAATACGCTACTGATAAAGATGGTTGCGTTATGCTGACAAAGAAAGCCCTCTTAGAAGCGACAAAGATAGTTCTATTGGAAATATCTTCTGAAGACATACCAGCGGACCCAACAGTTGGATACGGAAAGTCTCTTGTATGTTTTGATGATATTTCAGTTAAGGGAGACCCCAATTTCAACCCCAATCGAAAAATGAATGAGAAAACTGAATTGGAATTAGTCACGGTTAAAGCCGCTTTAGCAGAAGCTAATAATACTAATGTTTTATTGTCTGAAAAGCAGGTTTTGTTAACCAATGAAAACAATAGACTGAGTGAACAAATTAAGGTTTTAAGTAAGTCTATTGAGGAAAAAAACACTGCTATTTCTACTTTTGAAAAGCGTGAATCAGTGGTATCTCGCTATTATGATTTACGTCAAAAAGCTGAAGATTTGGTGTCTGAAGGCAAACTAGCTGCTGTTGAGTTTGGTGAATTATTTTCTGAAAAACCCAGTAATGATATTGCTCACCATACCAAGAGCGATCGCTTGGGTTATATTGAGTTTCATCTTGAATTAATCAATAAGAGAACCGCACCTTTACTTAATCTGAAACAGTCAATTTCTGAGCCTATTGTCAATGCTGGTCAGTCTAATCCTGCTGATTTAGAAACACGGGCTTTACAGATTATTCAATCTTTAGGTCAATCTAAACCAATTATAGATTAATACTATGACTATGCGTTATGAGTCGTATCTTTACGACGATGAGTTATCAGGGTTTTTTCCTGTATTAGCACGGGCTACAGAAACAACCCCTACCCGATACACCCGCTTAAATGAAGCCTATGCAACGGGATCTACTGGGGCTATCCGTAAGCTCGTTAAAATTTTTGCTCCTGGTTTCTTTGCTGGTAGTGGTACTTCAACTTCGTTGGTGGGCAATCGGATTTTACCCCGTATGACTACTAGAACTGCTACCGCTGCTAGTGCTACCAGTATTTCTTTCCCTGTCGGTACTGCTGGTATTTTCATACCTACTGATGTTCTCTCTATCATTGCACCTTCAGTAAGATTGACAATCTCATCCTCAAGTACAGGATGGGCTGCTAATGATACTATCACTGTAACCGTCAATGGTGTTGCTGTTACTTATACTGTGGTGGCTGGCGATATTGGTGGTTCATTGGCAGCAACCAATACTAACGTGGCTAATAAAGTAATTGGAGCGATCGCTGCTAATTCTTATACTTCTAGACTGGTTTCTGGTTTATCGGTGGCTGGTACTTCCCCTGCTATGGTAATCGTCTTTTGGGCAAAAGATTTTACCAGTCTTTACAGTTTTACTGCTACTACTACAGCTAGTAATGGTACTTCTACCGCTTCTGCCGCTGTATTTGCTCCTAACGCAGCTATAGGTACAATCTCTGCGGTTAACACAGTTACAGATGTTGTCACCATTAGTGCAGCTTCTGTATCCGTGCCTTTGGGTATGCCTATAGGTGTGGCTGCTAGTTCACCGGAAAACTTAGGAATGTTGTCTCCTGAAGTTCCTATTGATTTGCTGTACAGAGAAAGCCAGAATTACGCTCTCTACTTAGAAGGCGATGTTTATGGGTCTAGGTTGCCTTATATGGATGGACAACTAGCCGCTTTATATCCTGAAATTCGTTTGGTGTAATTTATGCCCTCAATTATTGAATTAATTAACTCACAACCGGGCGTGGTTCAGCGGGCTATTGACTTGCAACTGGCAACTGTCTCTAGCACTGGTGAAGTCTATGCTGACGGTTATCCCGACCCTGCTTTGAATCGTTTTTTCCCTTTTGTTCAGTATAGTGATCCGGTTTTAGCATTGCTCAAAATGCGGGCTTATACTCCTACTCTTGCTTATGTGGTAGCTACTGATGGTGCTATTCCCCAAGATGTAGAACGCCTTAGCGTGACTCAAGAAACCTTTGGTAATTTTAAACTGGCTAAATCTAGATTGATTACTGAAGAGGATTTTAACCTTGCTCAACAGGCGGAACGTTTGGCAATGTCTGGTAACGCTCAAGCGTCTGAAGCTATTAGAAATATCTTTTTAGGCGTACCTGCACTGCTTACCCAGTCTGTTATTAACTTACATACTGTGTTGACTTTGCTGATTGCTTGTACTGGACAATGCAACTATCCTGACCCTACATCAGGAGCGTCAGCAGTTCTTAGTTACAGAAGTCAAATCCCTTCGGAAAATTTACCATCTGCTTTGACGGGTACTGCTGTGTGGTCTGCTTCAACTACCGCTACAGGTATTGATGATTTGGTGAGCCACTTGTCTAGTTACTACAACAGTGTTAAGAGATTTCCTCCTTATATTGTTATGTCTAGGCTAACTGCTAACAACCTTAGAAACCAAACTAGCACTAAAGAAATTGTAGGACGGTCTAGAGGGATGATTACAACCTTAGAAGCAGCTAATGCCAGTGCCGTAGCTGCTTTGCCACCTCCATCTTTACAGGAAATTGGTGGTGTGGTTGGACAACGATTATTAGCAGGTGGTGGTCAAAATCCCAACATTGAGATTATTGTTTCCGATGCGGTTTACTATCAGCGCGGTTCAGGTCGTGTAGGCACAGAAGTAAAAACCTATGTCCCTGCTGACTATTACTTTTTTGCTCTTGATAACTACATTGAACGGGCGATTGTTCCCACTGCTTCTAACAACTTTGCTGGGGGGCTGGTAACTAGTACTGAAGTCGTCAGCAAAGAACCACCTCAAGAAAAAATCACTGTAGCGGGACGTGGCTTTCCTCTTGTGATGGACCCTCGGTTTATTGGGGCTAGAAGTACCAACAGTACCACTGCGTTGACAGTTATTTAGACTGTGACCACTTGATTGGGCTGTTTCCCCGAAGCCCAAACATGGATGTACCTTTGGTTGGTGATGCTGATTCTGGACTGGTATTTGTGACTATCTTTAACAGTCGTTGGTACTCAAGTCCATACTTACTTTGTCCGTAGCTATCGGGAACACTTTGTAACTCAATGTTGTAAGACTCATCATCTACTTCTAAGCGTTTTAAGACTCCCGTACTGTAATCACTACCCGTACTTTGTTTAGTTAAGGTAATTTTGTGAGCGGTCAATAACTCAGTTGCCACGTCTTTTAAAGTTCCCCAATGGTACAGTTCAACTTCTAGAAGTGCTTCTGGTAAAAACAAATTAAACTTGGTTTCTTCACCCGCAAATTCTGGATATTTGACAATAAAGTTACTGAATAAAATCATGATTTCCTCCTATGTAAACCAAACAATTGGATATTTAGAACCCTTTAATTCTAACTTAACCTTAACCTTTCAAATGGGTAATGGTCATTTTGTTGAGGATGCTGTGGGGAATAGGATTGAAACAGTTTCTACTGTGATTGTTCAAGCTTCTGTATCTATTAAGAAGGATTTTAAACCTTTGTTTGAAGATGCTCAAATGGGACAAAATATTCTTTATTTAAAGGGAAGGATGATTGGTAATTGGAGTAATTTGGTTTTTAATTATCAATTAATTGCTGATGCTGTACTTACTGATTCAAGTGGTAGTATGGTTACAGGACAATGGCAATTTATTCCTGTGCCTCAAAACCGAATTGCAACTTATTTAGAAGTAAGAAAAAGATACATTGAGGGTCGTTTAACTATAGCAAGTAGGGTATAATTATGGTTGTAGCTAATTGGAAAAGTATTAAAATTCCCCGAAAACTCACTGCTACCCACGCATGGACTGCCCCTCATGCAGTGATTGTCCATGAAGGCGCGACTTTCTCTAATGGCTCTGAAAACCCAGCCCGTCCTTGGGTTGGTGCTGCTATTGATGAGTATGATTTTTTGGGTGAATATGCTGACGGGTTTAACCAAAGTGAGGACTTCAAACAAGCTTTTATGGCTATGTCTGAAGGGTTTGGTGAAGCTTGTCAGGCAAATCTTGAGGATGTCCGTTGGCAATGGCCACGCACCACCGTCCGTAAGAGTGGGGATGTAGTTGGTTCACCCCGTGACATTGTGGACACTGGGGAACTGAAAGACTCTTACCAGGTGCAATATGAAGGCAATTGACCTCAGAAAAATTCTGGCAACGCTACTGGCTACTGAGTTGGGTACTTATACTAATGGGTTGCCTTCAATCTGGGTATACGGTAGTTCATCTCAACCACCATCTGCAAGTAACGGGCTTGAATGTTTGATCAAGGAAACCCCTAATGTTGCGGCTAAAGCTACCAGTGCCGGGTCAAGATATAAGCCTCAGCAATGGGAAATTCTATTGCGTAATTGGGTAAAAAATTCTAATTTACCAACGGCGATCGCTAAGATAGAAAGACGGTTTCCAGTCTTACGTTATACACACATTCCCGCTACTTCTGATATACTAGAACAAAGCAGGATTGTCATTTTTGACCCCATAGTCACATAACAACCACTTAAAAATTATGCCAATTAACTTAGATTTTAGTAGACCAAAATCTGTTACAACCAATACTACTACTGCTGTAATTACCGCAGGTACAGCAGTAGAAGTAGACGGTGCTGGTGTTACCGCTGAAGAATCTTACTTTTTGCCTTTTAATCACGGTAACATCACCCCTAGCACTTTCACTGTTGCTGCTTGCAATATTACCAGTGGCAGCGCAACTATTACTACTACCACTGCTAACGGGTTTGCTAATGTGCGTGTCGGCGATGTAGTCACAGTATCGTCTGGCGGTGGTACTATTGCTCCTAACACTGTGCTGACTATCAATAGCACTACTTCTATCACTATTAGTGTGAACGCAACTGTAAGTAGTACAACTGCCAATAGCTCTACACTACAGTTTGCACCACCCGCAATTTCTCCTACTATGTGGGGAATTAGATTACTTTACCAAAAATCCGGTTCTGTAATTACCATTCGCCCTACCATCTATTTTTACGATGGTAGTCTTGGAAGCACTGCTGGGACTGTTGCTAATGCTACCACAGCAATTAACCTCACTGATTCATCAGGTAACGCGCCTAGTATTGATTTTGATGCTTTTTACAATGCAATCCGTGTTACTCGCGGTGTTTAATTTTTTGTTTACATTTATTTTGTAATTGCTTAGGAGTTTATAAATGGCTTTAGCTAATCGTCCGGTTCAGACCGTAATTCTCCAAAACTTTGCTCTTGACTTAAAAATGTTGGGAGAGAACAACCGCAATCTCAGTGTGACTACTTTGACTTGTGGACTTGGTGCTTTAGAAGGTGCTACTAGTATTAATGTTACCGCTACTACTGGTGTTAATTATACTATTGCTGCTGGTACTGCCCTTTCTTTTGTTGCTCCCACTAGTCCATTGGGGCGAGTAGAAGTATTGTTACTCGCTAATGCTACTTTATCAGGTGGTTCTACTATATCTTTAACAATTGCACCTCTTTTAGATTCTATTGCAGCTAACTCTACTGCTAGATTAGTTCAGGATATGTTTCCTGTATTAGGGATTACCAACCTTGGACCTCAACTTAGTCCCACTGTGGTGGACACTACTCACGCCCAATCTGGTAGTGGTACTAGTTCTGCTATTGTCCGTACTAAAAGAGAACTTACTGTAGAAGGCATTGAGTACGTCGGTGACATTGCTTTAGAACAATTTGTTAAACGGACATTCTTTGACCCTATATATATGAATCGGGAATTGTACGCGATCGCTACCTATCCCAATGGCTCAAAACTGGAAGGTGCATCTAAAGTAACGGCTTTGACCATGCCAGCAACACAGATGGAAGTCATGAAATATACTTTCACTTTAGAGTTTCAAGATGAGATATTTTGGACTCCTGCTTACTACGCTTCTGGTGGTTCTAGTACCGGATTCCCCAATTACAACCCTAACTAATGAAGGTTCTCAAGGATAGCACTGGGTTATTAGCTGTCCTCATTAACTGCCGCATGGATGAGGATAGGTTGCTATGCGGTGCGGCAGTTTTTAGAGGAGGGCTGTCAGGGCAAATTACCGTTTCTGATCGCTACTCCTCTTATCAAGTCAAGATTCCTGATTCCGTTAAACAGGTGGCAACCTATCAACTTTTAGCAGATTCCCAAGATAATTTAGAGATTGAATTATGCGCCCAATAATTAACAAAAAAGCCAAGTATGAAGTTATTCCCGTGGGTAATGAGTCCACGGGAATTATCTATTTAGAAAAACGCGGTTCTTTGAGCGTCGGTGAAGCTAGGGACATTGATAGCATTGATGCTAAACGTCAAAAAGCTGCTATTATCGCGTCTAAGCTGGTTAAAAAGATTTCTGTAGACCGTGGTGTCACAATTGCAGAAGCCCAAGAATTACTTTCTCCTACTCGGTCTGCTGATGGTGCGACTGAAGTTGATAACTCTGATGTCATTTACGACTACATTGAAGACTTCACTGAACTAAATGCTCTGAGTTCTATTGACAGTGCCTCTGTGTCCATTTCAGTGGCTACCCTGTTCATTAAGAAACGGGTGGCTTTCCCAGTGGAACTCACATCATCAGTACCTTTCAATTCCACAAGTATTTCCGTTGCTTCAACCCACTTCCCATTACAGGATGGACAAGTAATTCGCTTCGGCGATTGTTTAGTCACTGTGTTGGGCAACTATCAACCCTCAGACACAGGATTGATACTTAGAGTTCAACCTGTATCTGAAAATCTACCCATGACTGTAGGGTTTCTTTACAATAACTCAACCAAGTCTTACGTAGTTGGTACAGATGAGTGGTCTGAAGAAGACACTAAGGACTGTAGTGATGAATTTGTATCTGCTATCTACAAATTCTATGAGAACGAGCGTAGTCGTTGGAAGGTAGAACCAGAATCAGCACCCGCACCTGTAACTGAGGGGGAGCAGCTACCAGTTCTTCAGTTGACTGGGGAAGTATTTACTGGCGAATCCAATCCTACCGAGTTTCTGACCCCAGATTTAGAGACTGGGATAGTTTCTTAGACCAGCCTATTCACGTAGTATTTGAGTGCATTGAGGCACTTGAACAACACCGGAGGGAACAGGCTAATATTGAGGGACGGGTTCATGCAATCGGTTGGACGGGATTGTTTAACGGGTTCAAAAAAGACACTGACCCCAACATGGAGTTCATTGATTTGCTACCCTTTCCTGACGATATTAGAGGGGATACCCGCAAGATTAGCCAAGCAACGGAAAACATTGTTAAGGATATTATCAAAAACAATCGGTTGCCCGCTCCGGTTCTATCAGCTTTGAATCTGCTACTTTCTTGATTACAGATTAATATTCTTAGTCTGTAATCTTTTTCTTTATAGGAGTTAATATTATGAATTTAGGCGAATTAATTGTAGAGTTATCTGCTGATTCTTCTGAGCTAGAAAAGACTTTGGAACGGGCTAAGAAGAAGGCTTATGAAGCGGCTGTGGCAGTAGAAAAAAGCTTTGAAAATATCAATCTTAATGTTGGAGTGGACGATGATAGTTTAGTTGATTTAAATAAGCACTTAAATTTAAAAGTACAACATCTTAAAGAAGTTAATAAATATTTTACTAATAATCCTATTGTTGTTAATGTTGATGACAAAGAATTAACTGATTTAAATAAGCACTTAAATTTAAAAGTACAACATCTTAAAGAAGTTAATAAATATTTTGATAACAATCCAATTAAAGTTAATACTGATACCAAAAGTCTTGATGAATTAGAAGAAAGATTAGGCGGGCTTTCTAGTAGAACTATTACTATTACTGTTGAATCTGATTTAAGTAAGCAACTAGAAAAAAGTTTAGCTGATGCTGTGAAAAATGCTGTTAAAGAAGAAATGTCAGAACAATCTTCAGCGACGGCTCAACAACAAACAGCGAAAGAAGCTTCATCGCCAAATAAAGTTCAAAAAGTAGACATGGTAGTTAATCCAGGTAGAGCTATCATGGACGGGATATTTGGAGGACTTGGTAAAGGTTTTACTGATGGGATTAATAGAGGTATTGAAGATGCTGTTGGTGTGGATATTCCAACTATGACTAGGATAACTAGTAACATGATGTTGCGTTATTTTGGTGTAGGTAAAAAAGCGCAATCAGATCCTAAAAATGAACAGAAGCGAGTAGAAGCTATTCTTAAAGATGGTGTTGATACTTTTATTAAAGTACATGACGCTAACACCAAAAAATCTAATGTTACTCCTCAATCAAGTACAATTACTCAAAAAACCGTTGTTACAAATCAACCTGTAACAACATTGACGGCTCCGTCCGTGATTAAATCTGCGCCTCAGCAAAAGACTACAGCGGCAACGTTACCTACTGCGATCGCAAGTCCAGTTACTACTGCACCAACAACTTCACCGATAACAGTAGTCACAACTCCACGCAAAACTACTACAGTAGTTTCTTCTGTATCTACTGCAAATAGGGTGGGTAAAAAACAACGCAATTTAGGGTTAGACGACGATTTAGGTGTTGATTTTGAAGCTGCTGGTGGTTCAGCAGCTAGAGGGCTATTACGGTTTTTTGGTATAGGGAAGAAAGCACAATCTGATCCTAAAGAAGAAAAAGCAAGAATAGAAGCAATTATCAAAGGTATGGTTGATGATTATTCCCAGCTTCAATCCTTTCAGGCTCCTGCTATCGTCACAAATACATTAAGTGGTATCAGTAATACTTTTTTGTTAAGTATTGATGAGACGCTTGAAGGGTTAGGTCAACAGTCCAAAAAAGCTTCTACTCAAGTTCAAAAAGCTGCAAATGCTTTGTTTAATGAAATAGAAGGGCGAGGCGGTGAATCTTTTACTCAAGTGGTGGGCAAACAATTAGCCACAGCAGCTAAAAGTGCCACTAATAATTTACTTAAAACTATACTTCCAAACACTTATTCAGTAGCTAAGAAATTTATATCTACGGGCGGAAATATTAGTCCTATTGGTAGCAATTCTTCTAATGTTGGCAACTCTGAAGCCAAGTCACCATCAGTGAGTAGTTCTTCTGTTGCTAGTTCTGTTCCTTTAATAAACTATACTCAACCTCTTCAAAATTCTTCTTTTGATGCACTTGGGCAAGCTTCCCTGAATTTAAGTAGCGCAGCTCAATCATTAAACGAATTTGCTTTGCAGTCAAAAATTACAAATGTTCAGTCACCAAATTTAAATAGTACTGTTGAGCAAGTAAAAACAGAATTGCAAACAGCACTGGATATTCCTGTAAATATTCCCAAAAAAACCAAAAAACCACAACCAGAACTTGAATTACTGCCTGTTGAAACCACTGCTAGTCAAGTACCACAGCAACTAAAACAGCACTTTGAAGCCATAAAAACTAATACATTAAAAAATATTGATTTGTCTAAGCAGTATGCTGAGGCAACTGCTAGAGAGAACGGTGAAGAATTAGTACCATTACAAATAGGAAAACCCAAAAAATCAGATGAAATAAAACTGCAAAAAGAAATATCTTTAAAGGGTGTTAGTGATTCATTCACGGGCATAAATCAATATTTTAATGCAGAATATAAAAAATTAAAATCTGAGTTTGACATAGTTAAATTAACGGGAACTTCAGCAGAAATTAAAGCTACAAAAGAGAAAATTAAAAAATTTATAGATAATACCAAGCTTGCAGTTGCAGACATAGATGCTATTGCCAAACAAGCCCAAGATGCTGGTTTTGACAAAACAATTAACAGCGATCTTAGTAAAGTTCATGCTGGGGGTAAGTCTCAACTCAAGTCCAGACAAACAAATGCCAAGGGATTGTTGGGCAAATTAAACACAGAAGAAAAAAGTATTTTTGATAAGCAGCTTACCCACTATGCGCCTTTAGCTCAACAATTAGGTATTGATATTGACGCAGGATTAGCAAAAGGTGTTAAGCATGGCTCTGATGGTGTGTCTGATGTTGCTAGACAGATGCTTGACGACTTGATTGAAGCTGTTGAGAAAAAGATGAAAATCCAGTCTCCATCTTGGGTGATGTTTGAGATTGGGATGATGATAGCTTCTGGGTTGTTCTTTGGGATGCAAAAAGGGAACAGCAAAGTGTCCGAGGGTGCTAGGAAAATGGTGACAACCGTTAAATCTGCATTTGACCCTCTCAATGATTTATCTAGCTTAGGCTTGGCGGGTACGTACATGATACCCAATTTAAGCGACATTAGCAACAAAGCCATGATTGCTATGTCCGCCACTAGCACGGGTTTAAATATGCTTGATAAGGTTGGGGAACACCACGCAGCTAACCCGGATCAGACTTTATTCCAAGCTACTTATGGGACAGCCAAAAACTTTGTTAAAGACGCGGTAACAGACAAGACCTTTACCCAACCCAGAGAAGCTGTTGACCATTTAGTTAATATCGCTAAATTTGGTACGGAACTCGTTACCCCACTGGGATTAAAAGCTTTCACTAATCCCATAGGGTCTGCTAACGACGGTGTAGCGGCTGCTTTCAGAACTATGGCGATCGCTAAGTCCTTAAAACAAGCACACCAAGATACTAAGCAACAAACACAACAAGACTCTACTCTGAATTACGCTAGTACATTTAAAAATGTACTTCCTCAATATTTAAAAGCAAATAAAATAGGACGCGCCGAAGCGTTAAAAATGTTTGGTGGTGGCTTAAAAGTCGTTCCTGATATGCACGGTAGTAACGACGCTAATCTGTATAACGCTGGGGCTGTGGCAATGGGAACAGCAGCTTCTCTGGGTAATGCAGCTATAAGTAAGTTTGCACCAGTAGCTAATTTTGTCCAGACGGGTAAGGATGTTGTCAAAGGATTAGAACAGGGTATACTCAAGAATGCTGGTATTGCTACTAATGCGATCGCTGGGCTGGGCAATTCAATCCAATCCCAGATTAAGCAGAATATGGGTATTCAGTCACCATCAAAGGTGATGATTGCATTAGGGCTAATGATATCTTCAGGGTTAGCTATTGGTATTAGTTCCGGTGCAGTTAATGTGTCTGGTTCTATGAAATCAGTCATTGCTAATATTAATTCTGGAGTGGAAAAATACAAAAATATTAAGCAGTTTCTTTCTCAAGGTTTAGATAAAAACGCTACAAACATAATATCTCAAACAATTCAGTCATTGCAAAAAGATTTTGGTGAAAATAGTTTTATTGGCGTTGAATTAGATAAAGTTAAAAAAACTTTGGAGGGTAGTATAAGTAAGATCAATGATTTACTTTTATCAACGCCAATCGGAAAAAATTTGAATAAGTTATTTAATAATATAGAGCAAAAAATTACTGAATTTAATCAAAAACTAACCTCAAAAATTAAGAATATTTTTGAACAAAGCAATAATTTTAAAGAGGTTGGTACTGGTTTTATGTCTGTAATTGGACAAGGAATAACAAGTTCAGTTGATAAGCTTAAAATAAAAGTATTTGACACCTTTGAGACATTTTTCTCCAGCATGATGTCTCCATTTATTGATATTATTGCAAAAAGCGATAATTTTTCAGATTTTGGCATTAATTTATTTTCATCTATTGGACAAAACATAATAAATTCCTTCTCTAAAATACAAAATCTAATTATTGGTTCTGGTGCAAAAATAAAAGATGTATACAAAAATGTCTTACTGTCAGTGCAATCGGCTATTTTAACCAGCAATAACTTTAAAGAATTTGCAGTTAATTTGTTTTCACCTATAGGAAAAAGTATAGCAAACTTGAATGGCAATTTGTTAAAAACGATTGCTACTATAGGTAAAAATATTCTAACATCTGCAAAGAATATATTTAAGAACTTTTTGCCAGATGTTAACAATGTTCCTAATCTGAAGTTAAATTCAACTTCAGATTCAGATATGGCAACTAACCAACAACCATTAGAAGCACCTAAGTTAACTACTGATTTATTGCCAGGACAATTAACTGGAAACAATTATAATAAATTAGCTAATTTGGTTTTGCAGCTAACAGGAAAAACTGCAAGCCAACGACAAATACCTTTGCTAGAAAAAGAGACTGACCCCAGCA